GTAAGATGTTAAATAAAAAAGCTGCTAATGTATGGGAAAAGGATCAATTAGATTATAAGATACGTGAAATATCAGATGATTCAGCAATAAATGATGAAGGTGTAATGTACGTAACTTATGATGAAGAAAATCAAAATCCTGTAAATGAAGTAATAAATAAGACTAACGTATTTTATGGTAATGAAATGAGTAGTGATATACAAAGTCAACCATATATAATCATTAGTCAAAGAATGCCAGTTAATCAAGCACAAGATTTAGCAAAATCTTATGGAGTAAGTGAAGAAAAGATAAAATACATATTAGGAGATAATTATACATTTGAAGAAGCTGGAGAAGATTCTAAAATAGAAGTAAATGATATGTGTACTATTCTAACTAAAATGTGGAAAGAAAAAGGCACAATATGGTATAACAAGTCAACTAAGTATGTAGAACTAACTGATAATAAAGACACAGAATTGAAACTATATCCTATAGCTCATTTTATTTGGAAAGAGAAAAAAGGATGGTCAAGAGGTGAAGGTGAAGTAAGAACACTTATACCTAACCAACTTGAATTAAATAAAACACTAGCAAGAACTTTACTTGTAGTAAAGAATTGTGCATATCCACAAAAAGCAGTAAATATTGAAAAGATACTTAATCCTGATGCAATTAATCAAGTAGGAGGAACTATCAAAGTAAAAGGTGGAGCAACAGTAGATGATGTAAGTAAAGTATTTAATTACGTACAACCTACTACAATGAGTACTGATGTAAGTAAAGTAATGACTGATTTAAAAGATATTACTAGAGAATTAAAAAATGCTGGTGAAATAGCAACAGGTGGTATTAATCCAGAACAAGCTTCTGGTAAAGCTATCTTAGCAGTACAACAAGCATCTCAACAACCTTTAGTAAAACAAATGACAGGCTTAAAGAAATTTATAGAAGATTTAGCACGTATTTGGATGGAAATGTGGACAGTATATACTCCTGATGGTATGCAACTAGAAGAAGATACAAAAGACATGGAAACAGGAGAAGAATATATTCAATTAGTACAAGTACCTGGTAGTCTATTAGAAAGCCTTAAAACACGTGTTAAGGTAGATATAACACCTAAAGGTGCATTTGATAGGTATGCAAGAGAACTTAGCTTAGAGAACTATTTAAAACAAGGATTCTTTAACGCACAAAGAGTAAATGAGTTAAAGTATTATGCTGAAGCATTACCAGATGATTCAGTAGCACCTAAACAAGAACTACTTAAAATATGTGAAAAGATAGAAGAAGAACAAGCAAAGATAGCAACGATAGACTCACAAGCACAATTAATGCAACAACGAGCAAATGAATTTATAAATGCAACACCTCAGGATCAAGCAACACAAATATTGGAAAATAGCACAGCATAGTGCTTTTTTTATTCTCCAAGCCTTATGAGAATTGAATAAAAGATGTGGTTATTGTGAAGCAAACACAGATGAAAAAATAGGAGGATTATTATGTTTGAAGAAAACGAAAACCTAGTTGAAGAAACTGAAAATGTAGAAGAACTTACTACAGAAGAAGAAGTTCAAGAGGAAGAACAACCTCAGCAAGAAGAAACATTTACTAAAAAACAAGTAGATGAAATGATTGCAAAAAAACTATCTCGTAAAGAAGCAAAACTTCGTAAAGAGTATGATAGGAAGTATGGAAGATTAGAAAATGTTGTAAAAGCTGGATTAGGTACAAATGATACTGAAGAAGCTGTAGAACAATTAACTAAGTTTTATACTGACAAAGGAATTAATATACCTCAAGAAAATTATTCAAATAAGGATTTAGAGGTATTAGCAGAAGCTGAAGCTAATGATATTATTTCTGATGGATATGATGAAATAGTAGCAGAAGTAGATAGACTAGCTGCTGAAGGGGATAAAATGTCCCAAAGAGAAAAATTAGTATTTACAAAACTAGCAAATGAAAGAAAAAGAATTGAGGAGTCAAAAGAACTTGCTTCAATAGGAGTAACGGAACTTGATCCTGAATTTAAAGAATATGAAGCAAAACTAAATCCTAATTTATCTCTAAAAGAGAAATACGAAATGTATTTATCTACAAAACAAAAAAAAGAAAATAATATAATAGGAAGTCTAAAAGATGGAGCAACATCTCAAAAGAAAGAATATTATACTGATAAAGAGATTAATAAATTATCATTAGATGATTTAGATAATGATGAGGTATGGGATGCTGTTCGTAAATCAATGACTTCAAGATAAGAGGAGTGAAAAATTATGAACGATGCTAAACAAATGATTTGGCATAAGGCTTATGAAAGAGCTTTAAAAACAATTACAAGTTTAAGAAATCACTGTGATTTCAAATATGAAAGAGATTCTAAAAACGCAAAAACTGTTAGAGTATTAAATGCAGTAAGACCAAGTGTAAGAACTTATGTACCTGGAACTGCAATAACAAGAGATGCTGTTTCATCTACTAAGGTAGATATTGACATTGACCAATTCAAATATTTCAATATTGGATTAGATGATGTTATCAAAGCACAATCTGTACCAGGAGCTATGGAAGCAACTGCTGCTGAAGGAGCTTTAGCACTTGCTGAAGAAGGAGATAAATATGTAGCTAGTCTAGTAAAAGCTGGAGTAGAAGCACAAACTCCTACTATTGATTCAGTAGCAAGATTTACACCAACAAAGGCAAATGCTATTGAAGGTGTAGAAGATGCTTTTGCTATTCTATATGGTAAAAACAATCGTGTATCTGATACATATTGGTTAGAAGTAGCACCATCTTACTTTAAATTTATCCGTCCAAACATTTTAGAACTATTAACTAATAATGTTGAAATGGCTAAAAAAGGTGTAGTTGGTAGATATGCTAATGCTATGGTAACTATTGAAAACTTATTACCAAAAGGACAAGCAACAACTGCAAATGATACAATCTACAACATTTTAAGAACTGAACATGCTATTGCATTTATTGAACAAATAGATAAAGTAGAAGCATATAGACCAGAAGATGCTTTTGAAGATGCTTTAAAAGGTTTATATACATTCGGTGCTAAAGTTGTTAGACCTGATGAAATTGTAGTAATTAAAACTGCTGCTTAATATAAGGCTCATTAGAGCCTTTTTTATCGTGTTAAGAGTAAATTGGGTGCAACTCCCAAAAACACGTCTAGAAAGAGGTAAAAATATGGAAAAATTAGAATATTTTACTATTGAACCAAACTTAAAACAATTTTATGGAAAGACAGTAACAAAAGATACAATATTTGATGAAAAAACTGAAGATGGAAGTGTAGAACAACATTTTGAGAACTTAACATTAACAACAAGAATAAAAAAAGAGGTTGAGGCTTCAGAAAACGTACCATACGGAGTTAAAGAAGATACAACAATACAAATTAACGTACCAGAAGGAACTATTCTTATATGGAACGAAAACGAGGGTTTTATAGTACCTCAAACAAAGATGACAACATTACAAGAATTAAAGAAGGAAATAAAAGAATTTGAAAAAATATATAAGGAGGAATAAAAATGACTCTTGAGGAATTAAAGAAAAAAGTATATACATTAATAGAAGAATATGAAGATACTTCTGAATTAACATCTGATGAAGATTTAGCAAATAAATTTAATTCTGTAGCTAATCAAGTACAAAATGAATTAGCAAGACTAAAAAAAATACCTGAATATACTACTAAAGAGGTAAAAAAAGGTGATAATTTACTATTTACTGATTTAGCAAGTGATATATATCAATTAAATGTTATACGTGGAATAAATTATGACATAATAGCTGATAGAGTTTTAGTTGAAGAAGATGGAACAGCAGAAGTATATTATTTTAAATATCCTAAACAAATTAATGATGATACGGATAATGATTTCAAATTAGATTTAACTACTGATGTACTTGAAATAATGCCTTATGGAATAGCTGCTGATTTATTAAAAAGTGATGTATCACAACAATATGGAGCAGTATATAGACAACGTTATGAGGAAATGAAACAAATGCTTGATCCAAGATATGGAACTGGTGTGTTTGAATTAACAGGAGGTATTAATATATGAGTACAAGTGGAACATTAATAACAAGAAACTATTCTCAATTTAGAGGAATAGATTTTTCTAATAGAAAAGATGAAGTAAATATATATCGTTCTCCTGATGCTTTAAATATGTGGAAGAATTATAGAAATTCAAATGGAAAATGTATTGAAACAAGACCAGATGTAGAATTACTAACGGAATATAGTAATACTATATTTGGTCTTTTTTTTTATAACAACAGAAAGATAGTACATTCAGGATCAAGATTATTTGATGAAGATATAGAAATATTCTCAACAATGGCACTACACGAAAGTAAATATTTCATATATGATAATAAACTATATATCAAAGATGGAACTCATTTTTTAGTATATAACGGAGTATATTGTCAAGAAATAGAAGGATATATACCAACAACAACAATATCAAGAACACCTGCTGGTGGTGGTACTAAATATGAAGATGTCAATTTAATAAGTAGTTATCGTAAAAATTCATTTGTAGCAGATGGAACTTCTACTGAGTTTTTATTAGATGCAAAAGAATTAGATAGTGAACCACCAAGAGCATGGATAAATGGAATTGAAACATTAAACTTTAGTTATGATAAAGTTAACGGAAAAATAACATTTACATCAGCACCACCTGAACCAGATACAGTAGGACAAGATAATGTTGTAATACAATTTAAAAAGACAGTAGATGGATATAAAGAAAGAATATATAATTGCACTCTTTTAGAAATGTTTGATAATAGAGTGTTTTTTAGTGGGAATAAAGATTATCCAAACTTTATTTGGCACTCTAGTTTAGAAGATCCTACGTATTGTAGTGATTTAGATTATTATTCTGAAGGAGTAGATGATGCTGAGGTAAAAGCATTAGTAGCAGGTAATAACGCATTATGGGTTATGAAATCACCTAGTCAATCTAATACAACTATTTTCTATCATAATCCAACAATAGATGCTGAATATGGCAAAATTTATCCAAGTTCTCACTCTAGTATTTCAACAGGATGTAAGACAACAGGAATAAACTTTAACGATACAATTTGTTTTTATAGTGAAAAAGGACTAGAAGCTATAACAAGTGATGTTACAACAGAACAAGCAATATCACATAAGAGTAGCTTAGTAGATAGTAGATTATTAAACGAAGAACACTATGATTCAATGATACTAGAAGAATGGCAAGGATATTTACTAACGATAATAGATAATAAGATTTATTTAGCTGATAGTAGGCAATATTCTCAAGTAAATGACCGATTAGAGTATGAATGGTATTATTTTGAATTACCTCAAAATATTTTAAGAACAACAGTAAAAGATGATGTTTTGTATTTAGGTTGTGGTGATAATAAAATTTATACTTTATCAAATAATGAAGATACAAGATTAGTTGATTCATACTGGACAACAATAGAAGATGAATTTAATTATCCTCAATATCAAAAGATAACTAATAAAAAAGGTTGTGTAGTAGATATGTCAGGAAAAGAAATAGTAATCTATGCAAAAACAGATAATAAGAGTTTTGACAAGATAAATACATATAAGAACGTAAAAGGTTATGTAGTACCTAGAATAAAGAAGAAAAAATGGAAATCAATACAATTAAAATTTACAAGTAAATATCCGTTTAGTCTTTATTCAAGTACATTAGAAAGCTACATTGGGTCATATATAAAAAGGTGATGATATGACAAGAGAAGAAAAAAATGCTTATCAAAGAGAATGGAATAAAAAGAATAGAGAAAAGAAAAGATTACAAGACCAAAAATATAGGGCAGAGCATAAAGAGGAAATTAAAGAAATTCACAGAAAATGGAGAGAAAAAAATAGAAACCATATTAACGAATTGAATAGAAAGAAATATAAAGAAAATCCTCAGGCTTTTGCAGAAAGAAATAAAAAATATAGAGAAACACATCAGGAAAAAGTACAAGAAAGGATGAAAAAATATAGAGAAACTCATAAAAAAGAAAGATATGAATATGAGATGAAAAGAAGAAATAATCCTTTAAATAGACTAAAACTTAATATAAGAAATTTAATTAAAATATCAATTAACGGTAAACACTATAAGAAAAATACAAAGACCGAAAAAATACTAGGATGTACCATAGATTTTTTTATTGAATATTTAAAAAGTAAATTTGAGGAAGGCATGACCATAGAAAACCATGGTTTGTGGCATATAGACCACATTAAACCTGTAGCACTTGCTACAACCGAAGAAGAAATAATAGCACTTAATCATTACACAAATTTACAGCCATTATGGGCAATAGATAATTTAAAAAAAGGTGCTAAATATACAGAAGGGAGTGAAATATAATGAGTGTAAATTACGAAGATGATAGATTTAAAGCAGTAGAAACTGAAAAACAAAACGCATTAAATAACGTGAATAATGTCTATAATAATATGGTTAATGAAACACAAGGCTATTATAATGATTTACAAAATGCTGCTGAA